ATCATCAATCTGTCTTAATAATTGATATTGTCCGACTCTTATATTATACAACGGTATATGTTCCATATCCTTTTTTACTAAATTTATGCATTATTAAATACCTCAAAGCATCTATTGCGTGATTATAATCGTCAATAGGTACGTTAAGGCTATCTCCATTTTTATTTACTTTCCATTTATATTGTTCAAGCTCTTTTATTAAGTTCTTGCTAGACGAATGTACATTAATTTGGTAACCTTTCAAAAGATTAATACCAAACATAACAGAATCTTTGCCTTTTTTTACTCCATCTATTGTCCAACCATAACGCCTCAGCTCCTCAATACTTTTTGGCTCGGCTGAATCAGCTACTATTAAAGCTCCTTTGCTAACTCCAAGTGCTTCCATTCTATCGCTTATATCTTTATTTGTCAAACCAGTTTCGTATATTAACTCTTGTACGTACAAATCTCCATCTTGCATACGTACTTCTATTAAGCTGGTAGGGTCATTAGTAAAACCAAAGTCTATTCCGTAGCCTATTAGCTTTTTATCTTCAAATCCCTCCTTTAATATATACCATTTTTTGAAAATAAGTCCCTCTATGCGACCAGTCATTCCTCTGGCATATACTTTCCATAGGTCTAAATCTTTGTTTTTAAGGGCTTCTATCTTCTCTCTTATCTTATCGCTTAAAAAAGGGTTGTGTCTATGGTCTGATATTATTAGCTCAGCATTGTGCAAAGGTATTACTTTATCGTGTACCCAAAAGCTAGTATCTGGGTTGTAATCAATGTAAACTTGCTTACGAGTTCTAAGACTTAATTGCTCAAATATATTGTAGGGTATACCGTTTGCCTCGTTTACAAACAAATAATCTCTCTTACCACTCTTTGCATCCTGGTCATTGTCATAGCTATTAAACTCCATTATAGAGCCATTAAGGAAACTAAACACCCTATCTGACCTATTGTAGAATGTTACTTGCTGTTTTATAGCCTCATCGCCATTATGTATATCTATCGCATCTCTCAAAGCACCCACCTTTAAATTAGGTATATCTTGCCCCACAATAGTAATAATACAAGTTTCTGAAATAGCTTTAGCAAACAATACTTGCAAAATAGCATAGGTTTTGCCAGAGGACGTACCTCCTTGATTGACTACTATATCTGCATTAGATACAAAATTTTGACGATATAGAGCAGAGGTACTAATCAACTATATCCTTTTCATTAGACGCTAATGGTACGCCAGTATCTATAATGTTAATATCAAGGCTTTTTAAAGTTGTTTCTTGTTGTACTTCTGTTCGTTCTACATAACCTCTTTTTTTGCCTTTTGTCTTTAGATAAAATATAGTACCAGCAGTATTACCTTTTTTAATTTGTTTGTGCAGTTGGCTTTCTGCAAAGTCTAAAGCAATATCCTCTATGCTCTCTACCTCTCTCTTATATTCCTCATCAGTCTTTAGCCATTCGTAATGAGTTGACCTATTTATACCGACTATCTTACAAGCAGAGGTTACCACTCCTAATGACTTTTCTAGGGCTTGTATCATTGCCTTTTTAGTTGTTGGATTTTGTTGGGTCATTTCTCTACTACTTCATAAGGTTTGCCGTTAATCTTTATATCTAAACTGCTATCAAGTTTACTCATTCTATCTATAATAACTTGGCAGTATTTAGGGTCTAATTCCATACCATAGCATTTTGTATTTAATTGGTGTGCTGCCACCATTGTTGAGCCACCGCCAGTAAAATAATCTATAAGTAATTTAGCGTCTGGAGCATATTCTTTAATACACCAATCTATTAATGCGATAGGCTTCTGCGTTGCGTGTACTCTTTTAACACCTCTTTCGCTATCCTTCATCATACCTTTCCATAAATGTCGAAATATTCTAACTGAATTAAATCTTGATTTTATCCAAGCGAGTTCACAATCGCTTTGAGTATCTCTTTGCTTTTCCTCAACCCTTTTATCCCAGACAAGCCAGTTATTACCTTGAGGTAGATTATGACAATAATAATTAGCTCCAAACCAAACTTGTATAGGTATGTCAATATTTTGAGGATTGTTAAAAGCATCTATAGCATATTGTATCGTATCGTCTTTAAAATCTGGTAAATTGTTACCTTTAGCTAAGCCTCCTCTTTTACTTCTATCTCCTTTCTCATTTATACCATACGGAGGGTCAGTAAATACCATATCAGCTTTTTCACCATTCATTAACTTAGCCACTTGGTCAGAGTCCGTACTATCTCCACATAATAACCTATGCTCTCCTATTTCTATAAGGTCGCCTAAGACTACATCTACTTGCATATTGTCTGGCTCTTGATAGTCGTCCTCCTCAGCCTCTAATTCTGTCGCATCGTCAAAAGGAAAACCCTCTAAACCCCAATCCTCAAGTTCTTGAGTATCCCACTCATTAGCCAACATCTCCCAGTCGTGTTCTCCAAAGCCTACATTATCAGCTATAATAAAACGCCTTGCCTCTTCGTCTGTTAAATCCTCAGCCCTTTTCACCCACTCATCTGGTAGCTCAGTATATCCTAACTCTTTTAATGCCTTTAAACGCATATTACCTCCTAAGACTATATTATCCTGGTTTATAACCATAGGACGCAAAGCCATCATTTTAGGAAACTCCTTAATAGACTTTTTTAACTTTTCAAACTTCTCGTCTTTTATAATACGAGGGTTATTAGGATTGCTTTTAATATCTTTTATATTCATTTTAAAAATTTATCATATAATTTAACAACGTGTTTGTAGATACACTTGCCACAGCTTACATCTGGTCTGTATCTAAAGTTTTCTTGGCATATCTCTGTAAACTCCTTATAAAATTTAGGGTCTAATCTGCCTCCTTTCATATTATAAATGGCTCGTATTCTTGTTTCTAATTCCTCACTCATAATGATTGTATCCTTTTTTCGTTCTCTTTGCTTAAATCGTACTTAATTGTAACGTCCTCTTTTAGCTTTAAACCTAAATCAACTTGCATAGTATGGTTGCCTTTAATCTTCTTTATTGCAGCAGCCCAATCATTATTATATACCTTAAGGCTATTTTTATTTGTTGCAAGTAATGTGTAAGGGTCTATTGCCGATACCATTACTGGCTTAGCAAAGTGTCCAGCTTCAATCATTTTTAGCTCAGATTTGCATCTATTAAATACATTATCTTGCAGAGGTATTACACATATACCACAATCCTCATAATCCTTAGCGTATTCTTGTATATCGCTTATCTGTATCTTTGTGCCTTTCATTCGTTTTGGCAGCTTTGGAGTTTTAACAAAAAAGGTTTCATTATCAAAAGCATTCCCTAATAGTTTTAAATCTCTCAAATGGGTACTACCTCCAGAATAAAAGAACGTATCAAAGTCCAAAGACAAATCCTCATAAGCATATTGTTTTTCTAAAGGGTCTAAAGCATTCTTAATTATAATTATATTTTTATTATAAGGTCTTATCTTATCTGCCAGTATTGGCGTAGTTGTCCATATTAGGTCAGCTAGTTTTAAGTTCTTAATAACACACTTTGTTAGGTTAGTCTTTTTATAGTAGTAACTCATTGGGTGCTTATCGTCTAACTCCCAGTAGTCATCTATATCACAAATAACTTTAATTCCTTTTGCTCTAAGTTTTAAGTACGTTTCCTCTGGCTGCATTAGCCCAGATATATTTCTATTGTAAACAACGTGTGTTACTCCATCTAAGTTATTAAAAAACTCGTCATCCTTATTTAAAAGCACTACTATTTCTATACCATAATCTCGTTTCATTTTTGCAAACGGCATTAAAAGTCTGTGATAACTTACGCCATTTATGTTACGGATAATTACTGCTATTTTTATTTTGTTTTCGTACATTATCTTAAATTCTTTTTTGGCTTTCTTATAGTCTGCTTTTAGCGTTCTATAACCTATTGAAGCTCCTTTATGTATTTGTGTTAATGTTTCTCCGTTGCTGATTGCTCGGAGTATGTTTGCATAGTAGCTATTCATTCTGTTAAGCACTTGCTCAACGTCTTGATGCTCTGAGTTATCATTGTCAAAAAAAGGGTCTTTCTTATTGCATTTTTTTAGCCATTGGTTACGCATAACCATTGCAAAGTATCCTTTTAAGTTTTCAAGTGGTGGTTTTTCTAGACAGATTTCATACGCAATAGAAATAAGCTCCTCAGCCTCCACCTTGTCATTGGTAAGCCGAAGAGCATAATCTCTAATGCTTTGGTCAAAATAGACAGACTCTAGTTTCAAAAGGGTAGTCCGTCTGTGCTTTCTGCCATTACTGGCTCAGTTTTAGTTTCTGGCTTCCAAGTGTCTAGTTCGACATAAGGTTTACCACTTTTACCGATGTTAATTTTTAGGTTAACCCAGCCTTTGTCTGTGTGTTTCTGAATAAAGGTAATAGCGTCCTCTGCTTTTAAGCTAAGGCTACCCACTACCCACTCTGGTGAATTAGGATTCATTTTAAACATAAATCCGTCTGCGAATACTTTTTCTGTTTTGTTCATTTTTATTTATTTTCGTTTATGATCATTGACAAAAGTACAGCATAATTAGCTAAATCTAAAACGCTGTCCTCTATACTTTCATTGTTAGGCTCTTTATCTGTATTGATTAACACCCCTAATCTAGCCACTTTAGTAGCTATTAGGTTTAAGCAGTTAGTCCTGGCATCTCCTCCAGCAATAGCTCCAGCTAATTTAAAGTTAGATAACCTATCTTCATTAGCGTAGTCATCTCCCTTGCTAAATAATGTCTTTTCCATCTGCTCGGTTATGTAACCGAAGTGAGCCATTTGTTCTTTTTTAGTCATTTATTTCTTTATTTAATTTAACTTCTTGTAATTTCCATTCGTGACGTCTTGCGTGTGGTATTTTGTGCCTTGTCATTAGCCGATTAAATAGCACATCTTTCTCGGCTATATTACCGTAAACCTCTGAAGTAATTATCTTACTCGCTCTTCTAGCAGTTACTTGATATAATCCTTTCATAATTTATCGTGCTTTCTGTGGCATTCTCTACATCTCACTTTAATATTATTTACATCCCAAGCTAGTTCTGTGCGTCTGGTCTTTTGTGCTTCGTCTACTGAGATATTGTGAGAGCAATCAAGTATTACTCCGTTTGATTTTAGGCAGTCAATACAAAAATTGTAGCCGTACTCCCAGAATTGTTCACTTAGAGCGTTTGCCTTTGCTTCGTGTATCCTCCTATCTATGACGCTCTTTGCTACTCGTTCATCGTCTGACGTATAGTAGTGGTTCATATT